CTTTATCTCTATCGTTCCATCATTGATGGCACGACAGGCCAGCCATTGACCAATGCAGATGAGACACGAGTCCGTGAAGCAATGAACATCCTAGACAGGTTGTTTAATCTAGATCCAATAGACGGAGATGGTAGCCCCAATAGGGAATTTGTAGTTGAATATGACTACAATAATTATGCTTGGGTTGTCAAGCAGAAGAAGGAGGAGAACAATGGGTAAGCAGGTTAAGGTTCTAAAGTCAGGCGCTCCAAAGCTCAAGGACTTGAAAGAGTTTGAGCAAGTCATCATTGTAGAGGGCAGCAGCCTCGACCAGTTCCGCAATGTGTTATCTAACGCAGTGCCGGAGATCGGTCGCAAGCTAGCCAAGTCTAACTACAACTACGGCAAGAACGAACTCATGGGTTCGCTTGCAGTAGCAACTAGCATTGACCTTGCACTCGAAGAGCAGGCTGATGTAAACAACTATCATAAGCAGCGTAGTGTATACGCAGAGTTTAATGGGTTTGAGAATGTTAGTTGGGTTGCAACCGACAAGTGTGGCAACTCGAGCAGCAACGACTTCCAAGACTTGTATGAGTCTCCGAAGTACGAGATCATTGTGCGTATAGTATCACCGCTCAAGGATAAAGAAGAACTCGCCAAGCGCGGCGTCAAGTAATCAACGGGAGGTCTGGGGGAGTGGGCATTGAACCACTCCCCCTCATGCCCAGCGGGGAGTAGCTCAATGGTTAGAGCACTCGGCTTATATCCGAGCGGTTCATGGTTCAAGTCCATGCTCCCCGACCATATGAATAGGAGGGAATATGTGCAGCGAATACAATGGATGGTCTAACTACGAAACATGGAATGCTATGCTATGGATCAACAATGTAGATGGTGTAGCAGATGGCATGGCCGACCAGCTAGAGCAGCAGATCGAACAGTTCGTTGACGAAGGAACATGGGATCAAGATGGATACCTGCAGTACGCAGAGCAGTTCATCAAAGATTACTTCGCAGATACATTCGTCTACCAAGATAGAAACGACTGGCACGAGGCTAACTATGGTCCAGTGTCAGATGCAGTAGGAGCATACCTAAGCATGGTCAACTGGCGTGAGATTGCTAATGCAATCTACACTGACAACGAGAAAGAATGGAGGTCCAACCGTGAGTGACTGGAGAGAGATCAATGCGCATGAGTACGAAGATGGTTATGGCTATCGCCTATTCCATGATGATTCGTACGATGCATCAGACTATGAGCGTGGCTTCAAGATCTACGCTACTACTGGTGCATCTAAGTACATCCCGGTAGATGTATCTATCAGCGCAGCAGATGCAGATGAAGAGAACAGGGTTCAAGACTTGCTTCGTGCAGCTAAGGCTCATGTTCCACTATACCTTCTAGCACATGGCAGTGTAAGTGTCAGCACTAACCCATTCCATGACCCGTATGATAGCGGTCAGTGTGGATTCGCAGTGCTTGAACAGGACTCACCAGTAGAAGGTGATGCAGCATACATGGAACTGGTTCTTGAGCAGATGGTAAACGAGTACAACCATCTGTTGCGAGGCAATGTAATTGGATGGGCTATAACCAAGCGTACAGTATGCGAGTCATGCAAGAACTCGTCCGTTGATGTCATCGACAGCTGCGGAGGATACATTGGATTCGACTTCAAGGAGTTGGACTCATTGGTCAACGAGGTTATTGATACAATCAATAAGCATAGGGAGGCAGAACATGCTAGCAAATCAACCAGAAGCTCAGACGATTAAGATAGACTTCGATAAGTTCTTAGTCTATGTAGACCGCAGGTTCCAACAGATCTGCGGTCTAAGCATCCACGATGTAGAAGACTTTGCATTCGGTGACTACTACCCAGGTGAGGAGGCTAAGCAGATCGAGTATGCACAAGCAGTCAGAGACTGCGCTAGCGCATGCCTAGAGAATGCTGCCGGAGTTAGCATGCCTAAGGTAAAGACATGCGTTGAATGTCAAAGGGAGTTTGATCTATACAATGAGACCGATGCAGAAGAGTGGGAGTTTGGCCACGACTGCGAGGTCTAATACTACACCCCAATGCTGGATTCCTTCCCCAGCATTGGGGTATTTTTTTGAAACAGACTGCGCGTATCGGCTTTCTACCTGGCGAACGCACTAGTTGATGAAGTCTCTCTCCTTTTTACCTGGCGAACGCGTCTTCTTCCTGGTCGATGGGCGAGGGGGTGGCTCCGGAATCCGGATGTCTTTGGCAGACTTATACCCCATCTCAGCTAGGCCCTCACGGATTGCTTCCCACGCGTCCGTCCATCCTTCATCGTACCCTTCATCGTACCCTTCCTGCAACATGTCGGATATCTGTTCGTAGAGATGCGAACAAACCTCCGTGTCGCACGAGCAATCAAGAACTATCTTCTTCAAAGACATGCTACCCCCTAAAGCTTGCTGTGTTCTTCACAAAGTCCAGATCACATACGCCCGTAGATCCGTTGCGGTGCTTAGCAATCTTGCAGCTAACCACCTCAGTAGCTGCGAGGAAGTCAGGGTCTGACTTTCGCCACAGCATGAGCACAAGGTCGGCGTCCTGTTCGATTGCACCGGAGTCACGCAAGTCGGACAGCCTGGGCTCGCCGCTCTCACGATACTCAGACATTCGGCTCAGCTGAGAGAGCGCTATTACAGGTACGTCCATCTCTCGTGCCAGTGCCTTAAGACCACGGCTTATCTCTGACACCTCGTTAACCCTGTTGCCGTCCTTGTTGGTCTTGTCTGCGCTCATGAGCTGTAGGTAATCTACGATGATCAAGTCCACGCCCTGGTCTGCGATCAGCTTCCTGCACTTGCTTCGAACCACAGATGGCGATGCAGTGGGAGAGTCGTCAACGTATATACCCATCTTTGAAACCCTCTGTGCCGCCTGGTCTAGCTCAACCAGCTGCATCATGTCTAGTCCTCCGTGCCTAATTGCCTGTATTGGTATGCCACTAGCAGTGGATAGAAGCCGGGCACCAACCTGCTCAGCGCTCATCTCAATAGAAAAGATAGCTACCTTCCTACCAACCGTAGCTGCGTTGTATGCCATGGTCGTAGCAAGAGCCGTCTTGCCTACGCTAGGCCGAGCCGCGAGGATAACTAGGTCGGACTTCTGCCACCCTCCGGTGACTGCGTCTATCTGAGAGATGCCGCTCGGAACGCCGATGCGAACACCTGAAGTAGCTATGGAGTTTATCCTGCCCTGGGTGATTCGCATTAGGTCGCCAGCGTCTGACCACCTGGCACCACGTCGTCGGCTTCCAACCTGGAATAGGATGCGCTCAGCTTCGTCAAGTGCAATGGTGGCATCTTCCTGTGATGACTGAGCTACCTCTACTATCCTGGACCCTGCCTTAGATAGGCTTCGAAGCATTGCCATACGCTCTACGATCTCGAAGTAGCTGGAAGCGTTGATGGATGTAGGGGTGTTGGTGGTAAGGTCGTTAAGGTACGTGAGTCCGCCGATGTCATCGACGTGTCCACCTATTGCGAGCTGGTCGCTAACCGTCACCACGTCTACGGCCTGATTAGACACATGCACTTGCTTGATCGCGTCGGCAACCAAACAGTTACGGCGATCCCAGAACATCGAAGGGTCTAGCTCTATGTCGTTGAGTACATCCTGATCTATTAGGATAGACCCCAACAGCGAACGCTCGGCGTCTGTATTACTTGGCATCGTTGTCGTCTTCTTCATTTTCCCCCGCCTTCTCTCTCTCCCACTCGTAGCACGGCTTCATCTTTCCACCCTCTATCCTGTTCCGGTATCGACCGCAGTATGGGCACTCGCCCGCCTGGTCTCCGTCGTCAGGACCCGTAGATAGCCCCGAGGATATCAACGCTTTCATCGTCCACCTCCAGCTTCGGTGCTTCCCCGCACCTGTATAAGAATATACTACCATGGATCGGGTCGCTTGGGTTCCCGCTCTCAACGCACCCCCATATGTTGCAGTCGATGCACCCAAATGAGGAAGCGTGCCTGTCGTCCCTGATAACTATGTAGTCGTGGCCAAGGGAGTCACATACAAGCATGGCCTTCAGCTCCAGCTTGCCGATCATAGTCTTAGCCCTGAAGTAATCCCACCTATCTGCCATTACGTTGACCCCACCAGTCCACTGTCACGTTGATCCGGCCTTTGTGAAGGGGGGCAAGCTCTTTGAATGCGGCAGGAGAAAGGTCGATGAGTCCAAACCCATTCTTGCAGGCCCGGCAGAAGTCACGAACCCACACCCTGACACAGTCATCCGTCTTCTTGCGGCACACAGTTACAACGTAGGGTGTGTCCTTCCATCGCCACGTACCTACAGCCGCGTAGAATACCTTCTCACCAGAAAGGTAAGGAGAGCATGTCCTAAGGTATCCGTCATGGCACCGGCCACCACCGCCGTACCACGTCGCATCGTCAGAGCCAAAGAAAACACCTATTGCGAATAGCACTTCAATCATTGGTGTCCTCGCTTGATCTTCCGTTTATTACGGAGTTAGCCTTACATATATTACAAGTTCT